AGCAAATCTAAACTTGAATGTCAAGTACAGCTTCTCTGCACTATCGGTATCAGCTACTTGTATGATAAACCATGCGCTATCGCCTTGTGGAGGGTTGGTCGGGTCTTCATAAATCTGACCAGCAATTAGTGCACCTTCATTAATCATCTCATTTATTACCCCTTGCGCTGCTGCCATCAATGTAGCCCTACCATTAGCGTCATTATTTATCTTCCCAATCAACAAGTCCCAAGTTGCACCAATTCTGTCAATCAGCGTATCTCTTGTCCTTACTCTTCTTATCTTCCTCCAACCCATGTCAAGGTCAGCCGTCGGAGTTATAAACGTATTAATGCCTTGCTCAATCTGAACCTGCTTCTGCGAGTTCAATGTAAATACCAATGCTCCACTATTCAGCGCACTTTCTATATCGGTATTACTCAAAGCACCTACCAAACCTGTAGCTCCCTGTATTACGGCATGGGTAAGGCTCTCTGTTACATCAGCACTTGCAATCATCCCAGCTACTCGCCCTGTGGCTTTATAACCTTCTATCGCTGTTCCATCAGCGTAACTGAACCCATTCACCACAAACACAATCGCTGGGTCGTTAAAACTACGTGCTAATGTTAGTCTGGTGCTTAACTCTACATTTGTCTTTTGTCCTAACACTGCCATGACACGCTTACCAGCATTCCTTACACGGTCTATATACGCCTGAATGGACGAAAATAAACTCGTGTCTTCACTATCAACTACGAGCACATTCCAATCAACCGCCTCAAGTGATGTAAGGGCTGTCAAATAATCATTTGCGGTAGTGGTAGGGTCAAGCCCACCTGTCATACCCGCATTGGCTACTGCCTCCAATGTTCCATTACCAGCCGCAATCTTCTCTGCAGTAACGTATTTATTCGCTTGTGAACTATTCAATGCTGAAACCAATGCATCGGGCTCTCCTGTTCCTTTCGCAAATGGTACGGTAAGCAACAACGTTGCTCCTTCATAAAGCAAGAACTCTCTTAAACTCGCATTTGTCAATGAATCCCTAATTGTTACCGTGAAATTATTACCCCTTGTGCCCGGATATTTTGCTGTGATATTAACCACATTCGCTGGAGTGGTAGCGGTATCGGTAAGCACAATGGTTGACGATGCACCACCTGTACCTGCACGCACCACTTCAAGTTTACTACACCCACCTTTAAACGCCTCGGTAAGCATCGTTAAACTTTCACCTGATCCAAACACGTCTCGTATTGCTTCATTTGTAGCTATGGTAATAGGTGTGTTAATCGGCCCCCAATTACTTTTTACTACCCCAGCCACAATCCCTTGCGGTAATGCGGGGACTACTGGCTGTCCTATATTCTGCACTCGGACAAATACGCCCGGTCGTACTTTTTGTTCACCACTTGTGAACGTTACTCCTGCCATGCTCTACACCTCTTTTCGTAAAAAATCCGACAGAAACTTACTTATCTCTTTTTTGGTAGCTTCTTCTTTCCCAGCCATTTTCATTGCACCAATTATTGCTTCAGGCTTCACTCCAAATATGCCAGCATTTGCTACTAAATCATTAAGCGTATAAACATCTTCAGCCTCTTTTTCCTCGGGTTTTATTTTGGTGTCCTGCTCTTCTTCTATTACTTCTTTTTTTGCACTCAATCCGCCGAACCTCCTTCCCCTTCAGGGTTTAATATGGGTACTTTCACTGTAAATGACACCCCACCACTAACGGAAGCATTATTCAATACTTCCGCACTTACTTTACTACGCATGAGTCCCATTGTTCCACGTAACCTGATTTGTCCCACTGTTAACGGATCTGCATCCATTGTAGCTGATATCTCTTCCACGCACAACTCCGTAACATCATTAACACTTATTCGCATCGCATCTGTTAACGCTTCAACTACTTTCCTTATCCATTCTCTACGGACGCTCGGATCTGGTGCAACAACGTGCCCATAAATGGTGAAATCCATCCAATACATTGACGCACTTACATTGTATGGTGCTGATACTTCCACAATTCGCCAATACAAGCCCGGACGCTGGTCTGACGGATCCCATGTATCTGGGTCAGTTTGCAATATCGGTGTTTTAATTGTTTTTCCATCCTTCGCCTCAACCTGCACCCAGCAGCTTTCACTCCAAGTACGTAATGCTGCTACTGGGTCTGGGTCGTATGTCTCACCATTCAACCAACCCAGTGAAAACACCTGAAACTGCAAGCCACGTTCTAATGCTTGTAGCTCCTCATCCCAGAAATCCTCACCTATAGTAGCAAGGTAACGTAATAAGTACTTCTTATCATTAACCGTGATTATTTGTTTGTCCAGCGCACTAATCACATCTACCGCCAGCTGATCCACATCCGCAAATGTCTCAAAGTTCTCAAATATCCACACTTCGATGGTAGTCGTATACCCAGCCCAATCGTTTGGTACTTCCTTTGTACCTTCCTTAACTACAAGATAAGGCTTTTCTATTTGCAATGATGGAACATATGGCTCGTATACCCTTTCACCAACTAATGCAACTTTTTCTACGAGTAACTTCCTTATTTCGTCTCTCATATGCTCCACAGCTCCCTTATACGCTCGCATATATCTGGATAGAACTTGTCTAACGTCGGCTTAAGTATCGCATACGGCTTAACCTCTTTTACCTTACCGCCTTTAGTTTTTACCTTATGCCCACGCTCAAGGTAAACGCCATAACTTACGCCATGCCCAAGTATGAGTTTTATTTCGGTTTCGCTCTTCTCTATTCTGGAATGCAACCCTGCTACAGCCAAACCTGTTCGTGTAGTCCACGGCTTATTCGCTTTCATGTACCCTTCTGTCATCGGACGGTATACCGTGTCCATTAACGCATAAATCTGCTGAAACTTATATTTACTTTTACCGCTGAAACCTTGGGCAACTTTTATCATTCATCCATCCCCTGTAACTGCACTTGGTATCCTACAACTTCACCCTGTACGCTTAACGGGATAACGTTAACTACTTTTAACTTCCCCAGCATAGGTACATCTACCACATCCACAACATTTGCACCAGCCTTTACATCTACGAAAGCATCACAAAGCATTGACCATGTTACACTTCGCAATGCCCTCCCTCCTTCATCAATCAATTTTACTGGAACATTCCTTTCATTCAAGAATATACGCACTCTATATGTTCCTACTTCCATGGTAGTCTCGGTGTAATGTCCTTCACTCAATACTCGCTGTGTACGGTAAATGGTAACTTCTACAGGGTTTTGCTCAATTGCCCATGCGATGTCTCTAACCCGCTGTTCCTTCATACCACATCAGGAGGGTTAACCTGCACAATTCTTGCTCCCATAACACCCATCTGGGAATATGCGTCAGCCATCTTTAAGCACAACTCCAACATGTCTGTCAACGACCTATAAGTGTAACTTTCTGCACCAATAGAATAGCTTTGAATGTTCCCTAACTCTTCTTGTATCCTCGCCGCTTTTAATGTCCATACATAGGAAGCCGCCGCATAAATGTTATCTGACGCCTTAATAATGTCTTCTAATTCAGCATCGGTGAACCTTCCCTCTTCCTTCTCACCAGCAAGATTGCGTAACTGCTCAACTAACTCTGGAGTTGGTATCATCATTGGCTCGCTTGGCTCGCACTGATCTTTACCTTTTGCACATTCTCGNCTAATGCAGCGAATACGCCTCGNTAAGCATAAGCGATTATTTGAGCTTCAACTAACCTTGTCAAATCACCGCTGGTAGTTTCAATGGTAAGGTCTTTCTTCACGAGTTCCTTAAACCCTTGCTTCGGCCTAATCAAATACGCTTCGCCCTGCGGTACTCCTTCATACACATATGGCTTACCATTCATTGTTCCTTGCCAACCTTCATAGTAGATAATCGTATCAATGCCTGATAACGCTGGATAAGTCGTGCCTTCAATGGTAAAACCTCCACGCAATGCAAGTTCAATATCAAACCTATCAGCTGGGTTTGCAAGTAACACTGTCGCTGGACGCTTTGCTAAAGTGGCATCTATGATTGCCTGCCTCAATGTCTTATAAATCCCTAACCACAATGGGTCGCCTGTTTCACCCTTCCACGTGGTAACATTTTTGGTATTGTAATTGTTGTAACTGAAAATCGGGTATAAGTGGATATGATTCAGCAACGCATTATAAGCCTGTCCAATCGCCTGATTGATAAGCTCAATCCTGAACATCTCATTGAAATCTATGAGTTCCTTGGTGTACTCAAATCCTGCGGCATATTCCTGAATGGTAGCAATCGGCCCCTTCTCAACGGCCAAACTCCCGAACTTGACCTCTTGCCCTTCCAAATGCCCAAGGAATATTACATTCCCATACATTGCCCATGTTGCCTGCAATACCCTCGGAAAATTAGGGTCGCTTAAAGTCTGGTAAACTGGAGCATACAGTGTCTTAACCTGCTCCCTACCCAGCTGGACATCTAGCGTAACCTTCCTCAACAAGTCCTGCTTATCTTCAAGCGATGCCGATGTCATCAACTCACCTATGGTTTTAGTCAGCTGATACGTTTCCATTTCACCGTTAATCAGCCGAACGTCTACAGGGTACTCTTTTTTATCAATCACCATAGGTACGGTATATGTATATGTTCCTTGCCTTTTTGCGGCTTTAAGACTTTCCTGATCAATTATAATCATCTATATCAGCCCCCTTTCTACGCTCCAGAGATTTGCACTACTGAATATGCCTGCGGTGCAAGTATAAATGTCAACACGTTATTGGTATTATCCCAACTCGTGCATCTGCCAGCTACTCTATGTGGAGTAGTGCCTGTCATCGCATCGGAAGTAAATTGTGTTCCATCCCAATACACGATTTGCCCAACTGTGAATGTTTTACCTGAAGCAACCTTGGTAGTCTGGTACTCTGCTTGCTCAATGTTCAAGACCACTGTTCCCCCACCTACTACATTTGTCATCGCTACTCCAAGAAAGCCTTTAATTTCGTAAAACTCACCTGCAACCACATTACCCGTAGCCGTTACAACTACACTCTGTCCATCACTTACCTTTGCCTGTGGTATTTGATACTCTGTGCTTAGTACTGGCTGTCCATCAAACGCCATTTTCTCTGCCCCCTTTCTAAATTCTTACTCGCTTAACTACGAGTTTACTACTCTGCTCTTCACCCACTACTGGAGGGTTTACAGCATAAATCTTACTTAATGCTTCTTTCACATCTGGGTCGTTCAAGATATTATCAATCTCGCCTGCTATTTTCTCTTTGTCAGGCTCACCTTCATACTTACGCAACTTCTTTACCAACACCTGCGCAACCTCACCTGATACCTTCTCTTTAATCAGCTGTTCCACCAACTCGCCACATTCTTTGCGTTTCTGCTCTTCAAATGCGGCTTTCATCTTCTCTACACTTGCGACAAGTTCCTCACCTTCTACCCCGAGCAACTCTGTCAGCTCACCATAAACCTTTTGCACTTCGTCCATGCTATCACCTGCCTTTGTTTCTTCTTGTGTTTCTTTTTTTGTCTCTTCTCTTACACTATCCATTTCGCCGATAGCTATAACTTGTGTTTCCATCCCCGCCCTTCCTAACGGTGTCCAGTCAATACTCAACGGCTGATAATCTACAACCTCAATTTCGCCATTTGTTTTGTGCTTTAATTTCGGAACGCCAAAGATAGAAACTGTCCTTACAGCATTGCCTTTGATCCAACGCTTCAAATCTTCAGCCGACTTATCAATCACACCTCGCACATACAACTTGCCATTTTCAAACTTTGCACCTACCCAATGTGTAACTGGCTCTGGGAACTCGTGATCCACATCATCGGGTTTTTGATGACCCATAAATCCCGGAAGCCCTTGCTCATTTACTGTTCTTTCAATAGCTTTTAGTGCTTCTTCAGTGTAAAACCAGCCTCTTTTAGACTTGCCAACGGGTACTGCTACGACTACCTCCATCGGATTAGGGTCATTCTCTTGCAAACTCTTCACATCAGCCCATGGTGCGACTGGGATATCCTCAACCGCCATCTCGCCCATAACATCCATTT